TCATCACCCTCAAGACGGATGAACTTTTGGTAGTCAACGAGTTTTATCTCGTTCATCTGGTTGGGTACAAAGAGTTTCATTGTATTAAAATAACCTTTTAGTTTTAGCGTATGGCATACCTGCCAAAGTTAGGGCGGCTCAACTTGTTATACGTTGCATATCTGAGCGCATCTATGGCGTGGTTGAATGCGTCTATGGGTTTGTTCAAGAGGTTGCCGTTCTTATCCTCTACCCATTTGTAGTTCTGAAGCTCCTTGATTAGGTTGCTGCTGCGTGGGGTTACAAATAGCTTGTGACGCTTCAGCACGTCAATGCCCACTATAACGCTATCTGCGCCCTTCTGCGTGGGTTTCACGTTCCATCCCATACGATGCAGCTCTTCGATGCTTTTGGGTTCAGCAGAGTCAGCATATATCTCTGCCCTTCTGTCAAGGCCAAGTGAGTTTAATACGTTGCTGATGTCGGGGTTTGTCATACCCGTTCGGTAGATAAGCTCATCCACATAAAGATTGTCCCCCGACTTGTAAACCGCCACAAGTGCGGTTGGGTCATTGGTGTATCCGAAGTCCATACCGTGACATAGGAGCGTGGCTTCCGTTGGTATCTCTGCCTGCCCGTATTGAAAGATGGTGGCTCTGCTCATACCTCGTTCTCCTAATCCGTAGATTCTCCAATAGTCATTGTCCGTATGTTGCAGCCTCTCTATCTCCTCAACAATGCTTGGCTCTAAAAAGGGATTATCAAGGTATGTGGACTGGATGTAGGTAACATCATCCCTCGTTAGCAGCTTGTCGTATATCCAATGGAATGCGTCGGAAGGGTTGTAGTCAACCCATATCTTGCCTGTGGTACGAATCAAGAGCTGAAAGAAATCCTCCCAAGTGAGTTCGTTTGCCTCGTTGCAGAATAGGTAGTCACGTCTTGCTCCCCGTTTCTTTTGAGGTTGGTCAAGGCTGATGAACTCAAAGAGGTTGCCATTCAACTCGTAGGTGTAGTCGCTCTTGTTATGCCGTGCCTCATCGTACAGGCCATTCGCATTTAGGATTTCAAAGAAGTCACGGTAGGCCGTCATCTTCAGAGACGGCAGCGACTTGCGCACGATAGAATACACCTTACCTCTATCCTCCATCGCCATCACGATGAGCATCTGCAAAAGCGAGTAGGTTTTACCAGAACGGCTACCGCCTTGATTGACTACTATCCGAGTTGGTGCGGTGTAGTTCTTCTCAAAGAGTTCGCTACTCTTTAGGTTTAGTTCGGACAATCTCTACCTTGATTTTCGTTAGCTCATCCGATACCTCGTGTGAGTTCTCCACCCTTGCGAGTTTAGGAGTCGTGTACTCCGCCATCTTGTTCAACAGGTCAAGTGCGCCCTTCGGGTCATCAGCAGCAACTTGGGTGAGCCATAGGGTCATATTCTCAAGGTTAGCTTCTATGAGGGTTTGGAATGCCTCCCGTATTTTATTGGTGGTCTTGTTTGGTGTTCCGCTTGGCCTTCCTGCGTTGCCTGCTATGAACCTGCCTTTGTCATCTTTCATATCCGTTCAGTTCCGTTATTTTCGGTTGTATCTAAATAACCCTTTTTGATAGGTGGTGATTGTGTGTTGCTTGAAGTCGCTCCTTCCATTCTTTAATATCACCGTATGCAACGTGGCAAGGTCGGCATAGTGCCATCAGATTCTCGATTGTGTCAGCGAGCTTGCTTCCACCCATCCCACGAGATTCTATGTGATGTATGTCTTGCGCTTTCGCTTGACATACCTCGCAGGGTATGAAGTCAGTTGTGGAGTAGCCCATCCCCTTTAGATAGACCTTTGTGTGGTTCTTCACCTTTGGTAAATCCAACAGTCATCAATGAACGTGGCGTGTGGCAGCAGTTCATCTACGGCTTGGATTACACCCTGCCAATGTTGGTGGTAGTCATCTCCTGCGATGTAGCCTCCCTTCTTTACTTTGGGTAGCCATAGCTTGATGTCTTCCTTTACTGCCTCATAGGTATGGGTTAGGTCTATGAATACCACGTCAAGGGATTCGTTGGCAAACTTCTTTGATGCTGCTTTGGATGTTGCTTTGATAGCGGTGTACTTGCGGTCTCCCATATTCTCCACAAATAGATTGTAGATGTTTTGCGACATTGCAAGCTTGTGGGTGGTTGTGAGTTCGTTTGGCGAACCCTTCCAAGTGTCAACGATTGTTATTTCTTGGTATGTTGCGGTGTCGCATAGGTAGGCTGATGACTTACCGAGCCACGCACCCAGTTCTACGAATGTGCCGTCTTCTGGCATATTGGCAAGGAGGTAGTCGTATGCTGCTTGGTGGTTAAACCACCCGTCTATTTGTTTGCTCGTTTTCATTTTAGGGCGTTGTAATAACAAAGGTACTGCTCTACGCAGATAAGTGTGCCTTGCTCGGATGCTGCTTGTGCAAAGATGCCGTCTGCCTCATAGGCCATCTCAAAGCGTAGGTTGGGCAGGTCGTATGGTTTGAACATATAGCACGCGGTATCTATGTTGCCCACTCTTGGTTGGTCGGTAGGGCGTAGCCTACCTATTTGCCCCCACGTTACGATAGAGCAATCAAGGGAATGCAAGTTGCTCCACTCCTCAAGGAACTTTGGATGCAGGATATTGTCATCATCCAGAGAGTACACCCAATCCTCTTTGGTAAAGGAGTCAGCATACAAGTCAAGGAACTCATTGCGTAGGGGATGGCCTGCGGTACCTGTGCGGGTGGAGTAGTGTGTGATTGATGCGCCTGTTGCTCCCTTGAAGTCGGTAGCAGCATCCATCATCACCACCCACGTTGCATAGGCAGGGATATGTTGTTTTAACCTCACAAGGTTTTGAGGCCGTGAGCAGGGCGTGACTATGTAAAGCATCGCAGTTCGTTTATCTTATCCATCGTGAAGTCCTGCACATACTCGTATAACGATTCCGTTAGGTCTGCCACTTGGTTGGGGTTTTCTTTTAGCCTCTTGATTGCTCCTGCCCATTCGCTTGGGTGCTTGATGGCAATGCAATTATCCTTCGTGATATAAGGTGAATAGGGTTGCGTGTTGCTCACTATTAAAGCGCATTTGCTAAACCCTGCCTCCAACATCTTTAGGTGCGACTTGCACTTGGCGAACTCGGATGTCGTAAGCGGCACAAGGCTCACGTCAAAGAACTCGTAGAGCTTGTGGTAGTGTGATGGTGGCATCGTTGGCAGCCTATGGCTTGCCTTCATAATGTCTGGGTAACCATCTACCTCTGCCACATAGCCTTGATAGCCCTCAAGGTTGATTGTGGACTCTCTTACGTCTGCTGCGTGGTGGTTGCCTCCGATATACCCAAAGCGTACTTCTTCGCTTGGCTCTCTCTCTACCTGCCACGTTGGTACGCTAATGGCGTTTGGTATGATTCGGATGTTGCTATTGTACTTCTTGACCTTTGAGGCAAGGTGCTTGTTGGTCACCCATACCTCATCTGCTGCTTTCATAGAGCGCACGATGCGCGTTCTCATCTGCTCAACGTACAAGCCTTGCAAAGGATGCGTAGGGGGCAGCACCCACCAATCATCATTGTCAACAATTAGCTTGATACCCTCCTTACGGCAGAGCTTTACGAAGTCATCAAACGGTTCAACAGGGAATGTCCGTGAAGAATAAATGTGCGTGACTTTAGGCCACATCTCTGGGTCAATGTCCGTAATCTTCTCAATAAAAAAGACATCTACATCCTTGTGGCATATCAAGGGTGCAAATGTCCTGTGGTGCGATACTCCAGAGTTCTGCTTGTGGAACGCAAGAACGAATGGTCTAATCATAGTGTTCTGTGTCGTTGTGTTGATCTTTAGGTCTGCGCTTCATTATTGGTGGTCTCTCCTTTTCTCTTTGTTCAGCAAGACACTTCGCAGCGTAGCCTTTAGGCATTCCTTTTGTTTTACGCCTCTTGGCTTTATACCTAATTGTTGATGCCTTGCCTTTTCTCATTTCGGTCTAAATACTTTACCCACATCCGAGCGGCTACTGCCCTACGTTGAGGTTTGAACGGGTAGGTGCTGCGGAGCTGCGCCATTGCTATCCTCATAAATTGGTCTTGCATTTTGTTTAGATATTAAAGTGTTCCAACAACTGTGTACGAATCCAAGTCCTCACCCAAGATAAAGAACTTCTTGTACATTTCAATAGCCTCCATAGTCTTGCGCTCTCCCTCTGCCACGAACTCTGGACTCACCGAGTAGATGCCAATGTCAAGGCTTCCTTTATCAATAGCGATAAAAAAGAACTTATCTATCGGCACTCCAAAGAGTCGGGTGTAGATAAACGCTTGAACATTATAGCCATATTTTTGAGCTGAAAATGGGAAGGCGCGCAAATCTTGAGTACTTTTGATGTCTGCGAGAAAACCATCAGCATAGATGTCAGCCTTCGCCCTAAAGGGCAGGCCGCCAATCATACCAATTCTTGGCACTTCAAACTCGCAACCAGTAAGCAGACCCAGTACGTTCTCATTGCGCAGGAGCGCATCAGAAATTCTTTGCGCCTCGTTGTACTCTTTACGGGTGCATAGGTTGCGCTTGCCCTTTGCATCTTGCCAAGCCTTTGCGTTCTTGCTCTGGACTTCAATCACTTCGTAGTCTGCTACTTTGTGAGGCTCTAAAGTCATAAGGTGAACGAGTCTGCCTACTGCAAACGCATCGGATTCATCGCTGCCGTACTTCGTAACGTAGTGGTACGTCTTTGGTGATGTAAGCAGCAGCTTGCAAGCAGAGGATGACAGGGCGTTCTTGCCGAGTACCCCGTAATAAAAGTCATCATCGTGCATCTTCTCAAGGATTGTGTCCATATCCCAAGTGCTGCCGTCAAGTAGTTCTATGATTTTCATTTTGATTCTGTTTTGAATGTTGCTTCGTGCCATTGCTCAAATGGAACAATAACTGATGAATCGCGGTAAGCGTAACGCAAGTGTATGGTCTCAATAGTTTCAATGTCTTTTAGGATTGATTCTGACAAGCCACAGGTCTTGAGGTCTCGGAGTATTTGGGAAATAGTTTGCATTGTGTGATTGGTTTTTATTCTTCTGATGCGACTTGAGTTGCCCAATTCAGCCACTTGGTGTAGATGTCATCGGCAAGCTTTGGGGTTTCTCCATAAATGGATGTGGTGGGGTAAGCTACAGTATTGGTGTAGCCATCCTCGTTGTAGGTCTCCTCAACGTAGGTGATGTCCATCTCGTAGTTGTAGAAGTCAGCAACGTGAACGTAGCCAAGCCACTTGGCAAGAATCTCATCGCTATTCTTATTGTCGGGGTCGTAATCCTCAAGGGCATCCCAATAAGACTGTGGTAGCAGGTCGGCATCTTCAAGCCAGAACTTTAGGTCGTTGTAGGTAAAGGTCATCTTAAAGGTTAATTAGAAATTCAACAAGGGCAAGGCTGCTAATAAGGCAGAAGATAATTGCTAATGAAGCAACTGTCTTTGCAAGGTAAACTTTGAATTGGTACATCTGATTGGTTTTATAGATTGATGTTACGCTGCCCAAGCATATTGCTGAACATAGCCTTCATTTCACGAGCGTTCTTTTTGTCGGTGCGGTCAGTAGCGGTTTGAAGCTTGGAAGCCCAAAAGTTGTACTTTTCAATAACGCGGTCAGTAGATAGTT